TCTTTGTAGAGATTATTTTTCTTTTGGGTGTTTATATTCTTTAACTATTGTCACAGTAGAATCATCTTGAGTACGTTTATATATTTGAAAGATTTTTACTTTTCTATCTTTGATAGAATATTTTGCTCCACTACTCATTTTTAATACCCCTTACAATGTCTTGTAGATCTGTTATAGCATTATTAATCCCCATAGTGTACTCGTACTTATCGCGAAGATCTGTTTGTTCAAAATGTCTATTCCTAATTAACATTTTGGCACAATCTACAGCAATAGGTTTAGCTCCTTCAGGAAGAGTAGTAGGGTCCATTCCTATTTTTTGTGAAATAAAGGAGGTAGCCCAAGAAGCATATTCTCCTAACATTTCATCGTCGTCAAAATCATCATCTAAATATATAGCCTTTTTGACTTGCTCACTTGTTAAGATGTTTTTCATTCCATCCTACCTCCTTATAAATTATTAACTAGATTTTTTTTGTACCGTAAATGAACGCGCCAGGAACAGGTACAGTTGCACAGAATTCAGATGCAATATAATCTGTAATTGCAGATCTTGCAACTCTGTCTGTTTCAAGTCTCATATCGATTAAGCAGTTTGCTTTATAATATTTCGATACGTTACCCAATAAGAAGTCACCTTCGTTTAAGTTTTCATCAACTTCTACTTTAATAGGCCCCATGTTATTAATGCCTGTAGCATTATTAAATACTGGATGTCTAAAGTTACCATTTGCATCAACAGAGAATGCAATTTCATCATAAACATCTTGAGCTAAATATAATTTAGCTCCTTTACGGAATTTACCTTTGCTTAATTTAATTGTATTAACAATTAATTTTACATAATCGAATCCTGAAGATGATGTATCGTATCCGCCAGCTACTGCTGGAGTAGCATTTAAAGTAATACCAGCAACGTGATCATCAGTTCCTGATCCATAAATTAAATCTGTGCCCCAGTCTTCTTCCATATCAATTAATAATTGTTCAACAATGTATGATCCTAAATCAAATTCACTTAATGCTAATACTTCATCAGTTACACGAATAATAGTTTGTAAATAACCTTTTGTACCACTGATTTTTGCCCATTCCCATTGATTATCTGTTCCAGCTTTACCTTCTGCTTTAGCTTTAGCTTTTGTTCTTGATTTACGATAAGGGAAATCAACTAATCCTGGAATATGAGTGAATACAACATCACGGAAGATAGGACTTAATTTACCTTCTTCTTTTAATAAATCTGAAACTACTTTTGTAGAAATAAAGATACCTGCGTTATTTACGCCATCAGCTGCAGTTGATGCAGCTACATATGTTGCTGCAGTTGTAGTTAAAGCACTACCTAATGCTCTTTCTTCTACTTCAGTGAATTTTCCGCCACGAACTTTTCTTCCAAGTACAAATGCTAATTTACTTCTTAATGTAGATCTAGCACTAATAGCACATCCCTTACCACCATTTGTAATTTCAACTTCTGCTCCTTCATTAAATCCTCTTTGGATTGCATCTTTTTCGGCAGCTAAGATTCTAGATCTTTCTTGAGTTAAACTTTCAACTTCTGTTTTAATTTCCGCCATTCTTTTTTCGCCTTCTTGTGTAGTAACATCAAGGCCTGATAATTCTGTGTCAAGCTCTCTCATGCGAGCTGCAATTTCTTTTAGTCTGTTCATAATATTTTCCTCCTATATAGACTTAAATAAATTTTCTAATATTTAGTAATAGCGATTCTTTACACTTTTGACGTTCTTTTCTTGCTTTCTCGGAAGCCTCCACTTCCTTGATACGAAGTGCCTCCACATCTTCATATCTTCGAGCATAAAGTTCTGTCGCTTCATACGCTGGAACAGTTACTGCTGCAAAATCATACACTGTATCAATCTTGTAAACAGTCCATCGATGCTCTGTTTCGTCGTATGCTTCTTCTTTTATAGTGAAAGCGAATGACATTCTGTCAATAATACCGCTTCTTACCAATTCATATAGATCTCTACCAGCTGTTGTATTAGCTAGTTCTGCGTAGAAATAGACTCCATCGTCTCTTTCTTCGATTTTTAGAGTTCCATTTTTCACTCTTGCCATTGCCATGACATTGTCCGAGTGATTGTACTTTAAGTAGCAATAATCAATATTAGCACCTGCAAAAGCGCCCTTTTTAATAACTTCTTTATAGTCAATACCGTTATATCTAAATAAAACAGTTTCCTCATCGTAACAAATAGCCTTACCCTCTAAAATCATTTTTCCTTCAGCATTGTCAGACACTGAAGCAGCTCTTACTTCTAGAGATCTCAAGTAGTTGTTATATGGGTTCATTCTTTTAAAGAAATTTTCATTATTGTTCGGTTTCTTTATCTTTGGATCCATCATCTTCATCCTCCTTATCATCTGAATCATCATTACCTACATCTTGATACTCGTTCTGCTTATTTGCTTGAACGAAATTTAACGATGCCATAGGCTTATCTCCACCTTCCATATGCGGTAGTAGTAATAAGTCGCATATTACATTTGGCACAATAATAGGTAGTTTCAAATACCTATCAGCAATAGCATTTCTTGTAGCTAGTGATGCCGTTTGTAATCTATCAATCATCACGCTAATTTTATTACCTGCAGATAATTCCTTTGTTGTAAAAATTTTATACATCAATTCATCTTCAAGTTTTATAATCAATGGCTCAAGTGAACCTTCATAATAGGCTTGCCACTCCAATTCACTGAAGGTGTTATTAATGATTTTTTCATTAATTCCAAGATAATCATATATCTCAGATTTCATATCTTTGATATGTTCAGGTTCTGCATATCGTCCTTTTGAAGAATCTACAGGCTGAATCGATGCAGTTCCATCGGCATAAATGACTCCTAATTTATTATCTTGAAGCCAATTCTTACTAAATTCTTCTGCACGTGCTTTCTTAGCGTCTTCATTAAGCACTGTTGCCGTTTGAAGAATGAATCTAATAAATCCAGACATCTTAATTGCTTGTTCTATACCCTCATAGTTTGTTTGAATTGTTTTAATTGCCTGTTCAATCGGTTTGCTTTTTCTACCAAATATATTTTTTGAATCAGCATTTCGTGTAAGCATAATTAGATCGTCTAATTTTGCTACTCGTTCAGAGCCATCAATTCTAAATTTTAAATAAGGTTCATCTGTGTCCTTATCTATTCTAAAAACCGTAGAACTATCATCCATCTTAATTGGCCATATTGCCTTTAATGGTTCTTTGTAATTCATATAATCCCATTCCAGATATAGTACTGCAATGTTATATGTAAAATAGTCATTAGCAACTATTTCATATAATTGACTTGCTGACATCAGTTTATTAGGCCTTAGTGTGAGCAAATAATTTAACTTATTTCTTGTTTTAGAAATCTCACCATCAAAATATGCTCTAGGTCTAATTTTAGAAAAATGTCGAGCATGCGCATTTACAGCTGACATGAAAGTTGAATTAAATTCTGGGTCCTTTGAATTTGAGAAAAAGTAATTATAAACATCTAAAGCATTAACTACTTTAGAATGCATTCCTTTACTTTTATTAGTAAAGAAACCCACAATTGAATTCCAAGTATCTTTAATTCCCATCTTCGCACCTCCTTATCAGCTTAAATACTGTTCTATATTTTGACACAATGACACGTATCCATTTATGATAGTGGCTACGCCATCGATTTTTCTACCTAGTTGATCCCCAGCCTTTTTAGGCATATAGTTACCATTTCGGTCTTGTACTAACTCAACGTTCGAGAACATCCATTTAGTAACTGGGTTATTCTGATAAACTAAAATCTTCTCCTTCAAGTGTGATTCTACTGTTTGCATCGGAACACTTAATGTAAGGAATCCTTGTCTGGTAGATATTAGACAATGTTTTTTAGCAAAACCTTGAGCCTCAAAATCTTGTACTAAATACTCAGCAGAATAAGAGTCATAATTAATATGTTGATATATGTAACCATGCTCTCTAATCTCCTCCATTACATAATTGACGATGTCATGATAATTGATTTGTGTATCACCTGATAAACGTATCAACTTTCTTTCTATCCAAGCATCCCAAGGAACCCTTGAATTCTTTTTAACTTGGTCGTCTCTGAAATTATGAGTCATCCAATACATCGTTTTAGCAATTACCTTTCGATTTTCTTTATCAAATAATAAAGTAGTAAACGCAGTAATATCGCCACATCTTGAAAGGTCAAATCCTCCTAAAACAATAGTTCCATCTAACTTTTTAAGATCTTCTTCAGAATAGACTTGTTCATTGTTAAATATTTCAAAATTTAACCAAGCTTTATTTTCAACACCACGTAAGTTGAAGTCTTTTGTTTTGACAGTATTAGCTAAATTTAGATCAACAGACATTCTTTCTACTAAAGCTCTTAATTT